CCAAACAGGTTCGTTTACAGATACAGATAACTATTCAGAACAAATATCTGAGTGTACTAATATATCGGTGGGTTATTTTGACCAACATACAGCTAAAGAATATCAAGACATACCCCATGCAATGTCCTTATGTAACTATATGTGTGAGCATGGTAATGAGTTCTCTAAGCTACCAGTCAAACGTGACCCATCGGTAGTTGATTATCGTGCTTGGAAAAGCTATTCTTGGGGTAATAAAATGCCTGATACAGATGAGCTTACAGATATAATAGCCGACTACCCTGATATTACAGCTAAGCTGTTACGCGAGGCATTGGGTGGTCATATATCTGACCAAGAGATAATCAAACATATAGAAGACAGATATTACGACGGATATAGTTCGTTGGATTATCGCGATTCAATTCCATATTAACAGGAGAAATAAATGATATTATCAGAATATGATTATGTGCGTGTAAAGGATGGTAAACTCGTCGAGAGTTTAGATATAATTTATACTGCACCACTAGATGACTACGATATAAGTGATGCTAAAAGATGTGGAGATACATTTGTTAAAATGACAGAGCTACCAACCCATTTAAAAAAACTATATGAGGAGAAGTAAATGAAAAAAGATAACACTCTTGCAGACACACCTGCAAATCATGTGCATATGGAAAATGTAGGTAGTCTTACATTATATGAAATTATGGACATGGATAATGATGGTCACTTTGATGACCCAAACTTAATTGATGAATTATGGGGTTACTTATGTGATTGCAAGAGCATCAGAGAAATAATGAATTATGATTGGGATTTAGATAAAGAGGAGGGGATAGATGCTTATAACTGAAGCCTTATTATGCCTAGCACTTAACGTGTACCATGAAGCTAAGAACCAACCCTTAATTGGACAGATAGCTGTTGCCCAAGTGGTAATGAATAGGGTTGAAGATGAGAGATACCCTAATACAGTGTGTGAGGTAGTAGAACAAGGTCCAACATATTCTTGGAAACCTGACTACCCCATACGTAATCGTTGCCAATTTAGTTGGTATTGCGATGGTAAGAGTGATACACCAAAAGAGTCCTATGCATGGCAAACAGCCATTACTGTAGCGCATGGTGTATACTATGGCAACCTGGACGACTTCGTAGAGGGTGCGACACACTACCATGCGTACTATGTTACACCTGCGTGGGCTAGTAGTAAGACCTACATAACTAGAATAGAAGACCACATATTTTATAGATGGGATATTAAATATGATTAAATTTTCTGAAAAAAGAACAGGTGATATAACGGAGATAGCTGCTTGTAATCTTTTGTTAAAAGAGGGGTATGAAGTTTTTAGAAATCTGTGTTGTACAGGTCCTGTTGATATTGTTATTATAAAAAATAATAAAGTATCTCTTGTTGATATAAAAACACCTCACG